ATCACGTATCTCGATTAATTGTTCCACGGTCCATTTGCAGACCGCTCTCGCCGCCTGGGTGATCACAGTCATTCTTTCCTCTCCCAGGTACCTGTCCTCGACCATCTGCCGGAATGCCCTGGGGTGCTTCTCGGCCTCCCGGTGGCATCTGCAACAGAGGGTTATCCCGTCATCGAGAAGCCATCGGCTCCCCTTGTGGCCTCGTCCCCATATGTGGTGGGCCTCGACGTCGTCTCCGTGGTAGTTGCATCCCGGGTACTGACAGCGGTACCCGTCACGCTCCTTGACCCGCTTCGGCCACAGGTCGTCGAGGGTCTTCTCCAGGGTCTGGCGGCTGGGGATCTTCATGGCTGGATGCTTACTCCCTTGAGCGCTGCCCGTTCCCTCTGCCGCTGTCTCCTGGCGCACTCCTTTGCCCCCTGGTGGCGCTGTGGGTACTTGGCGTTGAAGTTTACCCGGGGGACGGAGACGAATTTCCGCTTGTACCAGGGGGATTTGTCCATTGTGACGGTATCCAGCATGTGCTGCAGTATGTTCATGTTCATGCCTGCCCTCCCTGGGCGTCCGTCTTTACAGGATTTGCCGCGTCCTGTATCGTTCTGAATATGTTCTCGTATTCTTTAATCTTGGCCTGCTGCTGCAGACATTTTTCTTCCAGGGCCGCTCTATCAATGATTTGTGTTCTTACCGCCTGTAGACAGTCGGCTGCGGAGCGCAAAGCATTTATAATCTCACTCCCCTTGTACAACGGCAGACCTTGCTGTTCTCGCACAACAGGTGCTGTGGCAGGATATTTGCTGGGTAGTTCTGGCTGCTCGTGGACGCGAGTTGCAAGTTTGTCGGGACTCCGACCGCTTCTTCCATGTCTAAGCCGTGAGGCTCTGGACATGAGCGATGCGACCGTGTGCCGGTTCCCCATCGTCCATGCGAGGGATTTGTAGACATTCGCAGGGATCTTGCACCCATTGAATGATTCAATCGCTGCCCTGATCTGATTGTCCTCTCCTTGCGTGTACGGGTAGTTACTGTGTGCCAATCTGTTCATCCTTTCTCGGTTAAATTTGTGAAGATCCGCCGTAAAATGTACGAGCGAATCAGGGATATGATTGTGAACCAGGCGCCGATCCAGAGGTTTGTCCGGATCGATACGTGAATGCCGAACCAGGGGAAGATTAAAACCTGGGAGGCTATCGCTACTCCGTAGCCGGCCAGGACGTTGGTTATGGATTCCAGGGCGCTGTGTCTCCGCTGCTGCATTATCTGCCCCCAAAATCCAGGAACCGGTCCCGCAGTCCCAGGTTGTCGATCACGTCGTCGAGGCTCCGGGCGACGAATCCGATGCCTCCGTGTTTCCGTATGTTCTCCAGGAACTGCTCCTGATCCGGTCGAACCTTCCCTTTCGCGGTCTTGACTTCAATTCCCAGGAATTGTCCTTTGTAGATACCCAGGATATCGGGGACGCCTTTCGTCCCCATAGGTCCCCCCCAATTTTTCCAGTTGAAGATGTTCATTCGATTCAGCAGATCCCGGATGCTCCTGGTGATGGCTGCTTCGCTCTTGGGATCTACGATTGTGTTTTTCCTGGTGCGAGTGTTCATGCTATCCCCTTCCCCCTTCGATCATTTTCAACTCTGGTTTATGCCCAATCTGGATGATCTTCGTATTTTCGGTCCCATTCTGCGATTCAAAGATCCCTGGGAGATACCGTGGATGTTTGTCATTGTTGGACATAATGCTGTACAATCGCTCGAATTCCTTCTGCTTCCACTTGAGTTCTGCCTCGAGCCATTTTCCTACCTCTGTCCATCCTCCCATAAACTCACAAACCGAGTGTATTACAGGGTCACTGAACTGAACGCTCTCGTATGTCCCAACTCTTTTGACGGTTTTTATGAATTCTATCCAGGCGGTGGTAGCGCGGTCCTCGGTCGTGCCCTGGATCTCCTGGATGATCTCCGCGGGTTTCGGAAATGACGGGTAGACCCGCTCCATGATCATGCGCTCGATTGCCTTTTGGATGGCCGTGATCTCAAATCCGTTAAGGGCTTTGAAATACACTTCCGTCTTGATGGCGCTGGGGGGCCTTCCGCTGTCGTAGACCTCAGCCATCACGACCATCAGTTCTGCAAATTTAACCAAATCCTGCTTTTTCATGTCCGATCCTCCATCTCCTTCTGCTTTCGGTCTAACCATTCCGCTATGCCATCCGTCCTTGACGGGGCCTGCTGGTTTCCCCTTCTCGGTGTCTTGTCTTTGAGTGTGTATACGTCCTGCCAGTTGTTGCGCGTGGATTGATCGATAATGGCGTTGATATCGTCCCCGGTTTTTTGGTTCAATCTGACGGCCTCGTTGACGATCATCTTTTTGGCGCGATCAGTCATGGGCTTGCCTATCTTTTTTCGCATCTCTTCGAAGGCATCCCAGGTGTCCTGATCTATAAAATCGGGGAGGGAATATTCAGGCGCTTTTGGGGATCGCTTCCCCTTGTCTTTTGTAATAGTGTTTATTGTAGAATTGTCTTTTGTAATATTGTCTATTGTGTGTATCTCTACAGATGACAGTCCCGTCATCTCTACAGATGACACCTTGTCATCGGTACAGATGACAGTTGTCATCTCTGCTGATGACAGCGGGGTGGCTTCTTTGTCATCTCTGCTGATGACAGACGTCCACTTTGCGTGGTCCTTCTGGAATCCGTATCGTATGTTGCCCTTGTCATCTTTTTCGATGACAACCATGTTTTTATGTTCGAGGGATTTTATTGCTCGGAAAATGAGACGTCTATCCAGGTGGATGCAGGCAGAGAATTGGGAAAGGGTGATCCAATCAGTCTTCTTTCCCCATCCGTATGTCTTTCGGAAAATGAACCATAGAACCCTGGATTCGTATGGCGAAAGATTGATCCGCATTAAAGCCTCCGCAATCTCGTTGGCTATGGGTATGAATCCGTCTTCAACCTGTGGGCTGGCCATCGGATATTCCTATCTCCCGTCCATTTTTTGCCTATTTTGTTGATTTATTTTAAATTTATGCCCTTTTTCAGGCTTTTTTTGCTTGTCTTGCGGAATATCGCGTGATACTCTCGGGCTGTATTTTGGTTGCTTGGGTGGCTTTATTAAAAGTTCAGCCAAGGGTATTTCGGGGCAGTATTTTTCTTGGAACTGGATCGCCTTCTCAGGGGAGAGCCTTCGTTGGCCTCTCCATAACCGGGAGGCATAACTCACCGTTGACCCCGTCATGTGTGCGAGGTCCGTGACAGAAACGTGGTTCTTTGTCATCCATTGCCTAAGTGTAGTTTCCATGGCACATGGATATAAGCGTTTTATGACTATCTGTCAACTACAATTTGGTGAATTATGACAACATTGGGCGAAAGACTTTCAATTCTGCGAAAAAAAAGGGGCTGGTCTCAGTATGATGCCGGCTCGCGTCTCGGGGTGACCAAAAGCAAAGCGGCCGCGGAGAGTAAATTTAAGCGGATGGAGCTTGACCAGCAGGAGCCGACTGTTTCTGAGGCGATCCTCCTGGATGAGATCTTTGAGGTCGACTTGGTATGGTTGCTGACCGGCCAGGAACCTGTGTCCACCGCAACAATGGAACAACTTATCGAAACCTATCAGCCGGAGTTCCGGACTTATCTGCGGGTCGTCCTCGATGTCATGCGTAGCGACAATTTGGTTGTCAGGCAGATTATGGCTTCCGCATCGACGGCTATCCGGGCCATACTCGGGCAGATCAATCGCGAAGACGAGATGCTGTCAATCCTCAAGGATCTTCAATCTAAAATTACGGCCTCGTCTCCGGGAGAATCATCCCCCGACGAGAAAGCAGGCAGGTCGACGGGGGATGTGAACACGCGCCTCAAAACCATCACCGGGTGATCCAGTTCGTCGATATTGTCGGTCGTATTTATAAGCGAGGCGTCTCGACTTGCGGCCATGGTAATCCTGGCGATGTGATCGCCATGGAGGATGGTCGATTAATCGTGGAGCGGCGCTCCAAAAAAACGATCATTTTGCCATAAGTTCCGCCACATACGCTTCAATATCCCCAGGCGCCTCCTGTTCCCAAAACGCCATGATCCAGATCTCCAGGCATGCAGCCTCAAAAATGGAGAGATCCGCAACTTTTTTATTGAGCGCATCACCGTCAATCTCCCATTTCTCATCAAGGTGATCCAGGGCGATCCCATCGGACACCTGCGCATCCATGTGCTGTCCAGCGATACGAGGGGTGAGCCATAGCCCATTGTTTACGTCGATCATCAGCAGCAACTCTTCGCGGGAGAACCGCCCTTTGAGATCCTCCAGCGTCCGCTTGTAGAGCGCCGGAAACGCATCCAGGACATAGGTTGTGCCCGCGTTGACACTGCCCCAGGTTGTTTTGTAAAAATCCGCGCTCTTTTCTGTGATTTCTGGTGATGTTTTCTTCCTTGCCATGATAACCTCCATGTGTTATTTTTCCTTTCCCTCCCGGTTCCCCCGCTGCTCAACGGGGGCGGCAACTCCTGCCGGTCGCCGGGAGGGGGTTTTTATTAACGTAATTCTCCCGTCATTAATTTATTAACAACATCCTGATACCTGGGACGGCCCACTACGTAGCCATATCCACGGGTCAGATTTTCCATTTCCGCGAATTGCGATTTGTTGGCAACGCAGCTCAAAATTTCCCCTCTATAGATCATGGTTTTACGCGGAGATACCTCGTATTTTGTAAGGCAGGAGATATCCCTGAATTTTCCCCCCATCCTCCGACACAGGGCATATATTTCCCACCCAATACAATCCGTCGCTGTTTTTGGTCTATCCGCCTCATCTGATGCTGCGCTGTGGGCATGCAACCGATAGCTTACAGGGATACCATTGTCCCATTTTTGTGATCCACATCGCGCCGAGCACGACACATCGCAGATCAACCCATTAGCCAATATGTATTCCCCTCCCTCATCTGGGCGGGACTGCATGGCTATATCATAGCCATCACCTCTGCAATCCGAGGGCATAATCTGATATGTTTTACCTGCCTCAATTTTACCTGCCGCGTGCAACCTCTCTAGCATCTCCTGCATTGATTTTGTTTCCATGATGTTTCTCCCTTCGTCGTTTTTTTATTTTCCCCAGGTTGCTCATGCCGGGGTGCGCTTGATTGCGCTGTTTGATTACAATTTATCATTATAATATTATTTGTCAAGAAATTTATGACAAATAATATGAAATAAAATGGATAAGTGTGAAATATATCTCACTTTATTTATTTATCTCATTAAATCAATAGCTTAGACGCTCAGAAACAGCGCAAAGAACAAAACCCCCAAAACCTGTCAAGTATTAATTTTTCGCGTCACTCCCCTGTCCAGGCATCGCCCAGGTATCACAGACACCCCGTTCAAGCATCGTTTGTCCACACGCCCCAAATCGCCCAAAAAACAGGGGTTATAATTCCACCATCATTCCAAGATCACCCATTCCAGGGAGAGAAGGGACCATGGCCAAGCGAGGGCGCAAGCCCATCGAGATCAACTTGAAAGAAGTCCAAACACTCGCGGCACAGGGGCTAACTGACGAGAAAATCTACGATTATTTAGGAATAGGGAAGGACACGTTCTACAAGAGGAAGCGCGAAATGGCCGAATTCTCGGACGCTTTAAGCCAGGGGAGAGCCAGAGGAGAGGCCCAACTCGCCAATAAGCTCTACACAAAAGCCATTGCCGGTAACTCGGAGGACATCAAGTACATTCTCGAAAGGCGCTTCGGATGGGGGAAAGTCGAAAAGATTGAAGTAGGAGGGACGGTAAAGCAGGACCATGAACACCATCACGATCATGAGATCGGACCCGCTCTTAGAGAGGTACTGGAGAGCATTGGCATCCCTGCCGGACCTGTGGGACCGAAAGACGGTGATGCGGGAGATAGCCAAGCATGACCTCTACTTCATGGCCAAGATCGTTCTCGGGTACCACTGGCTCACCGGACCCGTACACAGCGACTTCTGCCGGGAGATCGAGCGAGAGCGCAACCTATCCCTTTACCTGCTGCCACGAGGCCACTGCAAGACCCAGGTTTTCACCATCGCAGATGGAATACGACAGTACATCCGTCACCCAGCAGAACCCATCGCCATCGTATGCGACGCCCTCAAGCGGAGCGTCAAGAAGACAAGGGCGATTAAGTGGCATTTTGAAAAAAATGTTCTCTTTCGACAACTCTTCCCCGACTACACCTGGGAGAACCCCTTCAAACAGGCGCCGAAATGGACGGATGAGGAATTCATCCTACCCCACCATACTGGACGACAGGAACCGAGCTTCCAGGCAACGAGCCTGGACAACCAGCCGACCGGTCTTCATTTCCCGATCATTAAGTGTGACGACATCGTTACGCCGGAAACCTGCACGACACGTGAGCAGATGGACAAGTGCCGTGATGGTTACGGACTCATGCGTTCTTCTATTCTGCAGACCGGAGGGAACATTCAGATCGCGGGGACTATCTACGACGACGGAGACCTCCACTGCGATATGTCCAAGGACGGGACAGGATACACCGTATATCGGAAGCCGGCAATCGACCCGGATACGGGACAAGCCCTCTGGCCGGAACAGTTCAACCTCGATGTGCTGACAGCCATCAGGAAGGACCCCACGGTCGGAGAGTACATTTTCTCCTGCAACCCAGGGTACGCACCAGTATGGATGGCAGATGGAACATTTAAGGCAATAGGGGCGATCAAACCGGGCGAAGATGTGGTTGGTTATGTTTTTAACCACGGTCAAAAAGCGCAGATAAAACGGGCAAAGGTCACAGAAGTGAACAGCAGAATGGCGGAAACGATTAAACTTACCATGGAGAGCGGACGGGAAATCATCTGTACGCCCGACCACCAATGGTACACAGGGCGCTTCGGGACTGAGATTGACCGGAGATATGACGTTCCCAGGAAACGTCCACCATACCTTCCCGCCAAAGTTGGACGTCGCCTGATGCACGTAATCGATCCGCCGACAGGCAAAAAAGACTCACGAGAGTGGGCATACCTCGCAGGGATGATCGACGGCGAAGGCGCTTGCAAACATGGATCGACAGTGATCACACAATCACGCGCCAAGAACCCGGCAGTGACGGCCAGAATCGAAGAGACACTCTCCAAGTTACAGATCCCATTCAAGATCTATCGGGATAAACGCGGATACAAAAGCGCAGAGATGTTTGTGATCAATGGAGGCAAGCAGACCAAGGTCGACATTATCAATTACGGGCAGCCTGCCAAAGCATCGCAATTGATGCAGACCATATGGGACGAGCCAGGAAGTTTTATCGATCTACAAGACAAAGTCGTCGCCATCACGCCGCACAAAAGGGAACGCGTTTATTCAATGGTCACGGAGACCGGAAACTACGTCATATGGGGATATGCCTCGAAGAACTGCCAGTACCTCCTGGACCCCAGCCCCGAGGACACCAACGCCTACTTCAAGCTAACCGACTTCGGGCGATACCGGGAAAGGCCAAAGTATCTCAACCTATACGCAGCGATTGACACGGCATTAAGCGAGAAGACCACCGCCGACTACACCAGCATCATGATCGCCGGCGTAAACAGCGACAACCGAATCTACGTCCTGGACGTGATCAGAGGGCAATGGGATGCCCTGGGAGTGGCCACCAAGATGATCGAGACGCAGAAACAGCACAAACCCCTGATATGGGGATGCCAGGGCGACAACATCATCAAGGCAATCGGCCCGTTTTTACGCAAGATGATGGGAGAGCAGAACACCTACATCAACCTGCAGACGGTCACCAAACAGAACCAGGACAAGATCGCCAACGTCCGGAGCATTCAGGGACGGGTACGCCAGGGATACGTCCTGTTGCCGGAGCGGAGCATCAACCAACCGGACTGGCTGCAACCTCTGGAGCACGAGATTCGGCGCTTCCCCCGGGGAGAACACGACGACCAGGTCGACAACCTGGCCACCGTCGGCCACCTGATGGACAGTATGGCCGCGGCCAACGACAAGGAGAAGAAGCTCAAGGACCTCGTAAACCAGCACATCGACCATATCGAGGGGAAGAAGAAGCCCTCGCTAGAAGAAGCGGCCCACATCGAGGCCCAGCGATTCATTCGCAACACCCGCAACCAGCACCGAGATAGGAGGATATTCCATGACCTGGATTGACGTAGCAGCCGGAGCAACCATCGTCGTCATTCTCGCGTTCGCATTCATTGGCGTCATTTACCTGGGATTCCAGATGGGCAGGCAGAGCGCCGGCCAGCCACCCGCCAGGATACTGCCACCAGAGGCGCCCAAAAACAAGGAGCCACGGCCCACCGAAGACCCGTACATCCGAGCCATGAAAGCCCCCAAGAAAGCGGAACAGAGAATCAAGACCATACCGGAGGGAAAGGATAAATGAGCCCCGAAACCATCATCGACGTTTACTGCGAGATCTGCGAGGAGCGCATCGCCACCGTCAGACTCGGAGATCTCAAATACCCCATGGCCGGGGAGATGTTCCTCTCACCGGACGCCCACCACGGATACCCCGCACCATTCGAGCCGGGGACAGAGTGGGAGTTTATGCGATGCCCACACTGCCGATACAGGCCGTTCTTAATGGATGACCGCATCAACGCAGGGGACCGCTTCGTTTACGCCAGGAAGGACGGAGACGAGGAGCAGGCGCCGGAGACCATGGACGACGTCCTGAGACAGATGGCGCCCGAGGAGCAACCCCAGGGTGACACACAGGTCACCTGCGAGATTTGCGGCAAGGCGTTCCCCAAGGGACAGATCGGCCTGCACCGCAACAACCACCGCCGCGCCGAACTGAAACGACAGAAAGAAAGGGGACGTAAATAATGGCAAAAAACAACCACACCGAACTACTCCCACCGGAGGGCGACGCCGACGTCGGGAAAACCGTGTTTGCCATCCTTAAGGAGATCCTCGACGACAAGGACGAGCTCGGCCTCCCCAAGCAATGGAACCGCAACCACGAGTTAATCCGGAACAAGCACTGGAAGAACGACGACGTCGAGGTGCCCCTCGTGTCGATTAACCTGTGCCACGTCCACGTCCAGCGCACCTGCAACATGATGACGGACAACAACCCGACATTCGACGTGGTCCAACTCGGGGAACAGGAGGAGCTCCCGGAGGGAGAGGACCAGGCATTCGACCTCCTGCAGAAAAGCGCAATCCACTGGTGGACCGACCAGGAGCAGCAGGACGTCTTCGACAGCAGCGTCCGACTCGGGGAGACCAACGGCATCGCCATCGAAAAGGTGATTTTTAATCCCAACCTGGAATACCCCCTGGGCGAAGTCGAGACCATCAACGTCAGCCCGTTCCACTTCGGCTGGTACCCGGTCAAGCTCACGGACACCCGGAACCTGCAGCAATGCGAGGCGCTTCTCCATTACTACCCCCTCAGCATCAGGGAGGCCCGGCGCCGCTGGCCGGACAAAGCCGACCTCATCAAGCCGGATTCCGACATCATCAAGGACCTGCAGGACGAGAGGCGAGACATTAACAGCATGCAGGGGGCCAAAAAGCCGAAGAACATGCTGATCACGATCGCGGAGACGGCCAAGGAATTATTCAACTGGATGAACCGGGACCAGGAAGCGCCAAGCGATGAAGTGCTGATCGTTGAATGCTGGTGCCACGACTACACCACCGCAGGCGGGAAAGAGAGCAAACAGAAAAAGCCCGGAGAAGTGGTCTACGAGAAAGCCAAGTACCGGGGAAACATCCGCTGTGTCGTCGCCTGCAACGGGGACAAGGTCCTGGACGACCGGAGCAACCCCAGCATCAACGACCAACTCCCCGACGACAAGGCCATGATGACCTACCTGTGGGACAAGTTTCCGTTCTCGGCAGCCAATAGCGTCAAGGATCCAGCCAACGCCTGGGGCGCCACGGACCTGGAACAGTTGGAATGGCTGAACCACGAGCTCAACAAAAGCGCCAGCCAGTTCGTTCTGGAGAAGGACAAGAGCGCCCGTTCGAAGATCAAAAACCCCCTGACCAGCGGAGTGGAGAACGAGGATTTCACCAACTACTACTCCGAGATCAACCCGGTCAACGCGGAGGAATCAGCCGCCATCCAATGGCTCGTCTACCCGGGATCATCCATGGACTACCAGGCGTCGATCAACATGTTCAAGGATTTGTTTCTTCTGGTCGCGCAGAGCTTCGAAATGGACCAACTCACCACATCGAGCAACGCCATCGCCTATAAGACCCTGGCCGCATTGATGGAACGGCAGGCCACCATGCAGCGGGGGAAAACCAGGAACTATTCCAGGCTGATCCGGGACCGTGGACGGATGTACCTGTCACACCTGATGAATTGGGGGACGGAGCCACGCTATATCAACTTCGAAAACAGCGACGGCATCAAAGAGACCAAGAGAATCGTCGGCAGCGAGATGATCATCCCGGCCAAACTCACCGTCGTCGCGGGGTCCACCCTCCCGCAGAGCAACGTCCAGAAGCGAGAGGAATCCCTGGAATTGTTCACGCGAGGAGCCATTGATCAGCCGAAGCTCCTGGAGGACCTCGACGTAAGCGGCAGGAAGGACATCGTCAAGCGCATGCAGGAGGGCCCGGTCGGAGCCGTCATGAACAACCTGGCCATGATGGGAGTGCCGCCGGAATTGATCCAGATATTCCAGCAGGTCGCCAGCATGGAACCGAAGGACATCGACA